AATTGTAGCACTATCAACTTTCGCTCCAGCTACCATTTGGATTGCTCCACCATCACCTAGATAATTAACTAGTGTTACGGCTTTGCCTGCATCTGAAGCATCGTTGGAATAATAAACTGCTTTACCACAAGTTACTCCAGTTGCTGGTGCATTAGCTAAATTAAAAGCTACAGTTACATTATTGGTCGCTACTGATGTAGCATTACGAACACTATAACCATTAGTGGCATCTTTAATCAGCATTGCAATACCTTTGCTTATTGCTGAAAAGTCTGTTCCACCAGCTGCTAAATTAATAATTGCTGCTGCTGTTGATGATCCTGCTGTTGAACCTGTAGTTGTCGTTCTCTCTGTTGAATTAACAGTCTCAGCACCCCAAATACTTTTTGGCAGTAGATTCCAATCTGGAGCTACGCCTTCTGTTCCACTATGTCTAATATAGTGGCTCATTGAAGCAGTTGGTGCTTCTAAACCAAGAATTGGTTCAGCAGCATCAATGGTGCCTCTTAATTCAGCACTTGTAAGAGTTTCGAAATTAGGCTCCATTGTGAAGCCATCCTGCAATGCTGTATAGTCGCTAGTTGCACTTGGCATAACTGGTGTGCCGGAAGTGACCTCGGCTACTATCGCAGCTTTCGTTTTCTTTGTTGATTCCATAAAAAACCTCCGTTAAATTGTTTCTAAATACTCAACGCTTATTAGCGTTTGGAGGATTAAATAACCTATACGGTCACCTCCTAAGAACTCTATTCCATTATCAGAAATATAACTTACTTTTACAATGTCACTCGTTGTGTAGTATTCTAAAACCTTTAACACATCGAGTTGATAATTAAGTATTGCTTTCTCTGCTGTAATGCGTGATGCGATATCTCTATGAGGAGCACTGTACTTATGCGCTAAAATTAAATTAAACTCTCTACCTATGGTTAGGTATGGACATTGGCTTCTTCGTGTGTTTTCTGCGCTACCTATGGCCAGCGTCCATGCCTTATCATACATAATATCGGCATCATCAGTTAGTATATATGGATTATTTAGCTCACGGTGAGTTGTTAATACACCTGTTATTGCTGTACGTAGACTATCATATACTGATGTAAACTTTGTGCTCATTATTTCCTCTTGAGCCTAAATTCTTTTTCTTTAGGTAAATTCTCTTTTGTAACTACACCATTCTCATATTTATCTGTTGTGAAAATCAAAGAGTTTTTAAGTTTGTCGTATTCTTTATCAACTTCAACTTTCTTTTTAATCTTCTCTCCGCCTAATCCACCATAGATTACTGAGAGTGATTTAAATGCAGCTAAATGAGCAACATCATCAAATCTCATAATGTTGGCTGGACTTTTTATAATTCCTCTACCACGTAGATCTAAAGCCATTAATTGAGAAGCTGTTAATATTTGCTCAGTCCAATCTGTTTTACCAGACTCCCAAGCTGTTAGATATTCATTTATGTCTGGATCCATGCTCTCAATTATTTCTTGAGTTGTGAACTTATAAGTTATACGCCTAAGTGTGGTTCCAGCTGATGGTGGAGAAACAATTGCTTGAGTTAAATCATTGCTTACTGATAGTTTAATCCAATAAAGACCAAATATTTTCAAAGTTGATAATTCTGTTGGTAGACTTGTATCGTTAGCATATTGCCAAACTTTATTATAGTCAGGATTGAATTGGATAACTCCGCTCTTGGCTAAAGTCTTACCACTAGTTTTTGTCCCATCTAGTAAATCGTTCACATCCTCCCAAGTTTGGCCATTATACGTTTGAACGCTGAGATTAGACTCCTCATCATTAGCCACAGTAATTTGGATAAACAAACTATTGAAAGGATAATACTGGCCAACATAAATATTATCTTGAGCAGCCACCATGGCACCTGTGAAAGTACTGTCACGATCTTGAGCCTCCATGGAATAATCTGTTAATACTCCATTGTCTGAATATATAGTTCTAATCCATTGTGTTAACATAACTATCCTTTGTTTGATTGTCCTGTTACAGAGAGTGCTATTGCAATTGCTTGTTTATAGTCTTCAACTATTGGACCTTTCTTGCTACCACTATGAAGTTTACCTTCTTTAAATTCGCTCATTATTTTCTTAACTTTTTTTTGTTTCTTAGTTTTCTTAGCCATTAAAGCCTCACATATGAAACATAAAATACTACTTTTCCTGTTTTTGCTGCACCAGTGATAACAATATCTAGTGTATCTGCAGCTGCATAAATCTTTTCTGCAGATGCATAAGCCCCAGCTCCAACCTGAAGACCAGTTGATGCTCCAGAGAAATCTTCAATCCATCCATTTGGATCTGTACCATCACCAAACTCAGCAACTAACGTTGTTGGTGTTAGTGTGTGTGTCCCAGTACCAGAGCTAGTAATATCTAATTTTGATCCTGCCAAAGCTAATGCTTTTGATGTTGCAAGAGCGATTGTATTATCTGTTAGATTAATAACATAATAATCCGTTAAAGCACTAATTCCACCAGGAAGTGTAGTAGTAGTTGTTGCTTGTATAGCAACTCCAGTTTTAAATCCATGTGCGGTTATTGTAATAACATTAGAAGTTGTGTTGATTGAACCAATATCTTTTGCAGCATAACTTGTTAATGCTGTTTGAACATCAGCATAAACTTTTCTAACAATAGATTTTGCTGGTAAACTGATAGCTTCAATTGTTCCTGAACTATCAGTATTTGTAGTTCCATCACTTTCCCAAGTATAACTTTTTATTATTTCATGTCCTTTTGCTAAACCCATCTGATCCTCCCAAATTATTATTGTACAAATTTAAAAATATTTCAATCCGTAATTGCAGTTAATGTTAAATCTGATAATTCATTAGATGCTTGATCTGCTAATTGAACATAATATCTTTGTAATCCTATTTTTAATTCCCAGTATTTAGTTGCGGGCTGAAGATAAACATAACCTTCAAAGTAACCATCATAGTGAGTCGTATCAACAGTTGTCCAGTCATAATTATGGAATACACCAGTATCTCCGCTAGATACATTAGCAAAGCCAGCTTGATAAGGCCTAATTTTTATTACAACTCCATTCAATGCTCCGTTAGCATCATAAATATGCCCATAGAGTTTAGTTAATGTTGAAAGTCCAGATGGAAGTGCAAATTCGTAATCTAATTCATAATCACCAAAAACATTCTGAACAGTTTTAAATATACACAAATCATCCATTGAAAAATTACTAGGACTTGATGAATATATATCCCATCCTACACCATATCTAAAGATAGTTATTTCAGAGCTATTCCTTGTTCCAGTTTCAGTTTGAGTTGTTCCGTGCTGAACACCATCTATATAAAGCCTAGTATCACCAGCGGTAAAATCATAATTAATTTGGATTACATATTCTGTATCTTCAACAAACGCATATGAAGAATATAATGCACTAAAAATGGCTGTATTAGTTGAATCATTGGCTTGTAATATTATGTTCCCACCATCACCAGAGGCATAGATTGCCAAATTAATTTGATTTGTTTGATCACCTTCACCTTTACTTGTATAGAATAATGCTTGGGCATATGTATCTGATGTACTAAAGTTAGGTGTGAATTTAAAAAGTATTGTTCCAACTTGAGCTGAATCACAATTACCTGTGGCTACATATTCTAACCAACCAGCATTATCGTCTAGTATTTCAAGTTTACCACCATTAATTGCAGCAGCACCAGTAAGAGTTCCTGTAGGACTTCCAACTGAATAATCCGCATTTTGATCTGTTCCAAACTTTGCATAAAAAGTTAGATTCGTATTTCTTATATTAATATATTCCATGATTCTCCTTAAGGCACAAATTTACTTAAAATATGCCAGCCTTTAAACGCTGTTATTTCTATACTCTCACCTTTGGTTGTTAACTCTAAACTTGATGTACTATTATAAAATTTATCATCATAACGTGTAAACAATGTTACTTTATAATCCGTCTCATTTACAATATTAAATATTCTTTTGTAAGCATACCCAACACTAGGAAGTTCTAAAATAATATCAGATGTAGTATTTTGAACTACAATTATGTTATTTTGAAGTGTTAATTCGTAATCGTCTTCAATTAATTTATAAATTAAAATATCTTGTTTAGTTCCTAGTCCTGTTTTGAGTAAATTTACAGTAGGATATTTAGTTGTGCTAGTATCTATAGTCGTGTTTTCTTTATTTAAAACATCCTCTTTAGCTGATAAGCCTGTATCAACATAACTCTTAACTGCATTCTGAGATGGATATTTTGTATCACTTACACCTAAAGATGTACTTGTGTCTTTATTTCCTACATCCTCAGGAGTAAATCCTAATGCGGTTTGTTTACCATTAAAAGTATTCCAATCAGTGCTTGTTAGGTATCCATTTAACGCTGTTGTTGCTGCTTGTGTTGCAACAGTATGCTGTGCGAGTTCTAAATGATATCTCTCAGTACTGCTACCACCTTGAATGCTTGTTAAATCATTGTGTACAGTAACTCCGCCTGTGCCTCCACTACCTCTAATTGTTAATGTTAACGGTTTTGCCATTATGCTTTTACCATTGCTATTGCATAAACCAATATTGTGCCCGTAGATGCAATTGCATATAAATTTAAATTTGTATTCTTTTTAATACATAATTCTAAAACTTCATTCTTAAGAAATGGTATTCCTGTCCCGCTCGTTACTGTTCCGTCTGTGCCTAAATAAATAGTGTCATCTGATCTATGAAAAATACTAACATATTCTGTATCCGCTGGAACCTCTACCCTTGCTGCAGTCGTAGTGATAGAGTTTATTTCATAATCAAATGTATCAAACTCAAAGTCTGTTACTTCTTGAGTTCTGACATAAGTCTTACCGATACTACTATCAAACTTATCTAACTCTAAATCCTCTAATGTGCGGCCAGGTAATCTTGTCATTTTTTCTTCAATGCCTCTTCATAAACATCTGTGTAATACCAAGCAATCCATTCCTTGCCATCTTTTTGAATGTCAAAGTATTGAAACTGTTTACTTTTTTGTATATTATTATTAAGCATGGCCAGTGTCAGGTCTTCTTTAGTTTTTGCAGTTATATATACTGGCACCATAGAAAGCTTAACCATCTAAACCCCAAAAAAAGAGGAGGCCGGAGCCTCCCCATAATTTAAATTCTAGTTTGTAGAATCGACGTGAACCAGTCTCTTACCACTATCAAGAACTTTGCAAGCCCAGCTAGCTGATAATGAATATCTGTTAGCAAGATTTGCCAAGTCTCTGATTGATTCAACTTTTACATTGTATGCAAAAGCATGACCAACTGAACTTGGATGCCACATAACCATACGGTCTGCAAAACCTGTATGCAATATGACTTTTGTACCAAAAATTGAACCAATTACGCCTGAAGCCAAAGGAGCACCAACTCCGTAGCCACTAGCACTAATAAATTCAGCTATGTTCAAAAGTTCAGCTTCCTTTTCAGGACCGATACCCATGAAACATTCTGTTGGATCAATGTTTTGATCTGATAAAAGCTTACGTGCAGCAAGTACGTCGCCGCGTGCAATTACATCTGTAGCCGTATCTATAAACACAAGCTGATGGTCTGGAGCTGAAGCACTAGCACCTGCAACCATTGCTGCAATTGCTACTGTATCAAGCTTAAGAGCCATATCTTTACCTGCTTTTAAAAGCACGTCAGAAACGAGATCCATAGCAGCCTGTTGATTAGCTGTGTCTTCAATCAACACTTGAACTGCATATGGTTCACCAAAAACGATTGCATCAGAAGCATATGTAACGATCTGAGCATCAACTGCTGTGTTCTCAGTTTTCTGAGCTACAGTAAATCCGCCTGAACGTGGAATTGCTACTGACTTTGAACCTTTTTGTACTAAAAAACTATAATCTATTAAATTTGGAAGTATCTTTGCATTCTGAACAAGATAGCTTTGAACTATACTTGCAATCTGCGCATTACTCGCCGAAGTGACTTCGGTCAAGCCTAAAAGTGCGTCTGACATATTTGTCTCCTATTTACCTAACATGGCCTCTTTCAAAGCCTTTTGATGAGAACTAAAGTCCTTCATCTGTGTGTTAGGTGTTTGTTTTTCTTTAGGAGCTTCATTAGGTAAGGTTGGAAGTTTATAATTTTTTAAAAGCACAGCGTGCTCTTGACGAAATCTATCTGCCTCTTTTTTAAGCGAGTTTTGGTCAACTGTACCATCCTCGTTTATTTCAATGGCATTCAGATTAGCGTGTTTAATGTATTCACTTCTTGCCAAACCACCAAGCTCCTGTATCAAATAATTTATTTTGTGAGAGTCAAGAAAATTCTTTCTCTCAACCTTAATTTGCTCAAGAGCTTTTGCCTTCTCATCTCTCTCTTTTTCATAGAGTTCTTTGTACTGCTTTTCAGCTTCCATTTTCTCTCTGACAAGAGTTTCTTTTTCTTCACGTTCTTTAATGAGCTGGGCCTTAGTCTCTCGAACCTCATTCTTGTACTTATGCATGTCTGCAGTAACTTCTACAAACGCTTGCTTAGGTACTAATTCGTCTTGGCTACTAGCCTTAGGCTCAACCTGATTACTAACCTGATTGTCTGCCATTATTTACCCCACTTGTTATTATACATGATATTTACGAAATATCAAATATCTTATCTAAACTCTTTTTTAATTGCTAGATTTATTTTCTCTAGCAAATAATCTTTTACTATTTCAGATATGTCTTTATATTCATCAGAAGATAAATTCATAAATATTCTTTTTTCTTTACTCTCTGCATTCCATTTTGCTTTGTCTTTAGCAAACTTATCTGTGAAATCAATCCGAACATATTTATTTGTTGCTATCGATGTAAGCGAGTCAAGCATATGTCCAGTGAGTGTGAGATTACTAGTCCCAGGATTTGTTTCTGATGATAAATTTTTATATTTTATTCTATAGTTTATATATTTACTTGATAATGGTTTTAAAGGTTTTTTGGTTCCACGTGGAACGTCAACACCATAGCCTTGCCTGGTTCTATTTCTAATCACTTGCACAATATAATCACCAAGAGTCCTATAAAAATTAGTATTAACTTGAAGATTATCTCGTATAGTTTCACTTAGTTTATTTTTTAATTTATCAATTTCTAATTTTATATTATTCAATCTTTATACTCGCTAAAATACTTTTAACTGCTTTATTAACTTGACTCTGAGTCATCTCTTTAAATGTTTCAGCAATGGTTGGTCTAACAACATCTTCTAATAAAAACCCAAGTTCATCTTTTTTAATGCCTAGAAAATCACGCGCTAGCTTAGGTCTTGGATTAGGTTTGCCATATGAGCCAATCACATTGCCTTCAACTTTACCTGCCCCGCTATATGACGTTTTATAACCTATATCGATATACCCGACCCCGTGTTCTATAACTTTTAAGTCATCAAGCATGTCACCAGTAAGAGTTAGGTTAACTGTGCCTTTTTGTTTGCCAGCGATCTTAAAATCTTCACTTTTAGCATACGCTTCACTATATGTCGGAGTCTTCCAAGGCTTGTTGTTTTTATCTAACTGCTCTTCTCTAGTCCTATCAACAATACGTTCAATGACCTTATTTCCTAAATCTTTTCTCTGGGTTGCTGTTAAATTAAGCTCAGTAACATCATAGTTAATTGTGAATTTAAGGTTTGCTTCACTCGGCATTCATTTCTTCCTGCATATTGTTTTCACCAACTATAGACACTACTTTCTTTTGAAAACTTCCTTCGGCCTCTATCTCTGCCATAAGCTCGTCAAGCTGCTCTTCTGTCATGTCTGGATTGGCTTCCTTGAGTGCTTTTTTCTTACTTATTAAACCATTATCTAGTTTTAATTTAATCTCTTCTAACTTTGTCTTGATATCAACAAATGGTTTTAAGTCGCTATACTCTACAGAGATCTCAAAATCTTTAGAGAAGAGTCTGCGTTCTTCTATCTGCCCATTCATTGCCCATACTTCGTGCATTTTAGAAATCAAATACCATAAATCATCTTCTGCTTGCTTAAAGACCAATGATTGTCTTTTACGAGCTTCTGTTGTGTCAGCGCTGTCTATAAGTTTAGCTATTCCTGACAAGTTATCTATACTGCCTTGAGCACTCGTGTTTGATTTTAAACCTTTCGTGTCAAACCAAATTGCCATCTGCTCTTTTATGTTCTCAATACTCTCTGTGATATCAACCTCTGGCTTTATTGTACCAATCTGAGGCTTACTATTCTCACCAGGCTTGCTTGTAACTTCCCAGAAAGAGTCTGGATTCATTTCTAGATTTGCTACATCAACATCAATGCCAAAGAAGACTGAATGCGACAAGAATTGAATGCAATAGTTTAGGTCTGAGAAGATAAGTGGCGTAAGTATTGACATATTATATGTGTCAGTGTCCTTCATTGGAATTAAATCAATCTTGCTTTGTGAAATGTAAACCGCAGGTATAACGCCATAAACATTAATGCCTTCTGGATTGCCTATCTCTTCCATCTTATCGTACTGGATATTGCCTTTACCATCTATAATGAGAAATTCTTCAGCGGAATATAGATAATAAATCGTTTTCTCCATCTGCTCATCCATGGACTGATAACGGTTTTTAGGTAATTCCATTATTTTAATAAATACCGTCATTTGTGTTGGATTAAGTTTATCATCGGAATATACTATAAATTTATTTGAAGGTAGCACTCTTAACCTTGGATAATTATCTTCAAGATATGGCTCGACTGCTACATATTTATTTGTGTTATAAAGCCTATTGGCCTCATCAAGCTGAGTGTTCATATTGCAGCTTTTCTCATAATAAGAGACAAGTTCTTTGTCTATTGGATCTTCCGTAGTCCTAACTACTGGCTCACTATAGATATGAGTGAGCTTATCTACAACTTTTAAAAGAACGTTAAGTGGAGGTATTCTACCTTTAGCTCTCTCAAATGCTTTCTCGCTTAGTTCTTTTTTCATAGCTGCTTCAACATAAGGTAGTAGTGAGCCTTCAATAATGTCAATCAGTACACGGTTATATACTACAGTTTGATTAAAATAAGTTTTAATTTGCTCTAAAATTTCAGGTAATTTTTCTTTCAGCATCGATACCCCCATTAGATATTAAATTGTCTGCTTGGATTTCTAAATCTTTGTATAGGACAC